AAATTGGATTTCTAACCACGCCCGCAACACCGATGAAGCGGTGAGCGCAATGGGCAAAATGCAGAGAATCTTTGAGGATGATCCGGAGTTTTGGGAGGACAAGGGATGGTCTGCGGTTGCTCGGGCCGCTAATGTTTTGGCCTTCTCCCGCCCCGGCCAGCCCGAGCGGTTCGATGCGTCGAGCCTTGACCGCAAGGGGTTTGCGGCGGCTTCGTCATCGCCCATGCTTGGCAAACTGCTCTACGAGAAGCAGATGCCCGAGGGCGGATGGCGTGCGGTCGAGACTGGCGGCGGTGCGCTGGTCATTTCGTTTGAGGACGGCGATGTGGCTGGGAACTTCGCTCGCCGCGTGGCGAGCAACGGCTACAGCGCGACGGCTCCGGTGCAGTCCATCGGACGCTACTGGAATGTGGAGGTGAAGAATGGCTAATTGGGAAGTGACCAAGACGACGCGACACGGAAAGCCGATTGAGGAACACACCGCAAAGGTGCGTGGTGGTTCTTACAAAATCGAAGCAGATGTCGGATCGCAGTATGGAGTTTTGTATTGGTGGGATGATCTGCGCGGATTTGGTCGCATTGAATCTGGAACCATCGCAGCATTGAAGCGAAAGGCTGAAACCATGCCCGCAAAGGATGCTCGCGGTCTTGCTGGACTTGAACGCCTCGCCAATATGTCCCGCCCCGGCGAGAAGGACATGATGGCAAAAACAGAGTCTTTCACCGTTCGACAAAAAGACGGTTCATCTGTGACTTACAAGACTGATCCGCTAACAGCAGAGTCCCTTCGTCGCTTGTGGAAATTGGCAATTGATTCGGGCGCATCGGTGCCGCAGGGATTCAATGCAATGCTTGCTCTTGGAATCAATACCGGAAAGATTTTGCGTGCCTCCCGCCCCGGAGCGAAGGCGACCTTCAAGGTCGAGGATCGCTTCTACTTCGGCAAGGGCCGCAAGGAGCGGTTTGCGGATGATGTCACCTATTCAATTGCAGCGCATGTTGGAAACGAGCCTGTCGGACATCGTTCCGTCCGTTCTTTGGAAGAGGCAAAGGCAATTGCAAAGCAAATGCTCGCATCAATCAAGGGCAATGCCAAAGGAAAGCCCGTGCTAGTTGATGTGTATCCAGTTGTGAACGGCTCTCCAAAGCCTGCGGTTTTGACGCTGCGAGATTGAACATGCCAGCATCCCACACCGTCGAGAAGACCGAAGAAGGAAAGGTTCGCATCAAGAACCTTGAACTGTTCATGGGCTTCGATCCGTCCATCGACTCGGACGATGACGAGGCCATGCAGGGGTACGACAATCGCAAGGTGCGCGACATCGTTTCACGCACCGGGAAGTTCATCCAGCGCGGCTCGCGTCCGAAACTCGTCATTGAACACGAGAAGGACGGCAAGGCCACGCGGCCCGAGGCGGTCGGCGACATCACCAGCGTTCGCTACGAAGAGCGCAACGGCGTTGCCTATGTGGTCGGCGATGTGGAGATGCCGAAGGAGGCGTTCGATTCGCTGCTGGCGACCAACGCATTCCCTCGCCGCAGCGCGGAGATTTGGAAGGACAATCATCTGTCGGAGGTGGCTCTGCTTGGGCGCGATACGCCACGCAGGCCGCTGCCTGACACTCGGTTCACGAAGCACGGCTCAAAGGTGGTCTTTGAGCGTCCGCTTGGAGTGGTGCGCGTTTCTATTGACTCCAAGGAAAAGTTTGATGAAATTGGCGTCGGCGGAGGACTCAACACCTTCGTCCCGTCCGCAGGAACCAAAGGAAAGAACATGCCCAGCAAGATGAAGAAGAAGATGGAAGCCGACGAGGAGGCCAAGAAGGCTCTTGAGGCTGCTGCCGCTATGGAGTGCGCGGTTGACGAGGACGAGGACAAGATGGCCGAGGAGGCTGATGCCGAGGCGATGGCCGCCGAGGGCATGGAGTTCGCTGGCCCAATGGACGGCGACGAGGACGAAGAGAACTTCGCCGACGGCGTGCATGTCGACATCGGCTCGCATCAGGGCGAGCAAGAAGAAGAGGACGAGGAGATGGAAGCCGCCTATGGCGGAAAGGCCAAGATGAGCAAGGGTGACAAGAGCACGAAGGCTCTGTTCGCACGCGTGCAGGAACTTGAGAAGCAGTTGAAGTTGGAGCGGTTCGGCAAGGAAGTCGATTCCATGATCCGCGACGGATACCGCTGTGGCAAGTTCCGCAACAGCATGGTGGAGGAACTGTCGGACGCTGCCAACCCCGGCGCGAAGATCGCGTTCTGGAAGGCCACGATGGCCCGCCTGCCGCTGAATGTTCCGACCGTGGCGCAGCACACCGTGACCGATGAGGGTGGTTCGATCCTTGATCCCAAGGAAGCGACTGCCCGAGCCGTGCGTGAAGCGGCTGGCGATCTCGCCAAGTTCAAGCAACTGTTCGCAAAGTACACGGGCCAGAAGGCCTAATCGAAAGGACACAAGACAATGGGATCTTTCTCTGACACTCCGGCACTTATCGCAGGCGGCACGGTCTATGCGTACCGCTTCATCAAGGTTGATGCGACTGGCCCGACTGCCAACACCGATGACAACACGGGCGTGCAGGTTGACAGCGCGGCTGACAATGTGATCGGCGTGACCGATGGCAGCACCCGTCGCTTTGATACGACCGACGGCACGCACGCGCTTGATGGCGAGCCGATCACCCTTCAGGGTGGCGATGTGGTTCTCGTGCAATGCGGCGGTGCAGTTGCGCGCGGTAGTCGCGTGCAGGCTGACTCGGACGGCAAGGCGGTCACGGCGGTCGTGACTGCTGGCCCTGTATTCCGCTATCAGGGCTATGTGGCTCTGGAAGCAGGCGCGTCCGGCCGAATCATTCGCATCGTGAAGAATGGTGGAATGGTTTACTACCCCACCACTCTCTGAAACAACTAACAAGGAGCATTGACCAATGACTGAAGTTGCACCCGGCGGCGGACTGAATACATTCATCCCCACCTTCTCGCCCGCTACGGGCCAGATCCAGATCGAGTTCACCCGTTCGGTGAACAAGTTCCCCCTGACCCGCTACAGCCAGATCGTGCCTGTGCAGGCAATGGCTGGTTACTACCTCGCCATCGACGAGGAGGAGACTGCTCGCGTCGTGCAGACGCAGGATCAGTTGTGGCCGCTCGGCGAAGATCGTCCGACTGGCATCAACAGCGACTTCGACTTCAAGTCGTTCGCTTGCGCCCGCTACCAGTCGTCCTTCCACATCCCGCAGGAGACTGCTCGTCAGGCTCAATGGGACATCGTGGCTAGCCATGCTCGTATCGCTGCTGCGAAGATGATGACTCATCGTGGCGTTCGACTGGCAAGCACGATCACGACCATTGCCAACTACGCTGCCGACTACAGCGGCGGTTCCTACAGCGCATCTTCGGGCGTTGGCTACTACAACAACGCAACGAAGTTGATCAACAGCGACCTTGCGGACTCTGGCGATCAGGTGCAGAAGTTGTTCCGCACCGCTGCCGAGAAGATTGTGCAGGCGACCAACGCTGCCGTCAGCCCAAGCGACATCTGCGCGGTGATGAATCCCACCACCGCCCGAATCATCGCATCGACTGAAGGCGTGCGCGACTATGTGAAGAACTACCCCGCCGCGTTCAACTTCCTTCAGGGTGACGCGCAGTTTGCCACCTATGGCCTGCCAAGCCAGTTGTTCGGCTTGCAGGTTGTGGTCGATGACACCGTGCGCGTCACGAATCGCAAGGGTTCGACCAAGGCGACCAGTTTCTTCTACGGCGATGCTTCGGCCCCCGCGATTGCATTCGTTAGCCGTCCCGGCGGTCTGGTGGGCAATGAAGGCCCGTCCTTCAGCAGCCTCACGATCTTCGCATACGAAGACATGACCGTGGAGACTCTGGACGATCCGTGGAACCGTCGCGTCAAGGGCAGCGTGACCGACAACAGCGCAACGGTGATGACCTCGCCGCTGTCGAGCCTGTATGTCGCCGACATCCTCACCTGATCGGCTCTGACTCTGCAACTTTCAGGGCCGCTCCGCTAACCCCGGGGCGGCCCTATTTCATGGAGGACTGACCTATGGCAATGGCACAACTGCTATCGAACACGCTCTTCATCCGTTACGCCGACGAGAGACTGCTCAAGGAACTGGCGACCGACACCAACGCGGACGGCACAATTTCGACATCCGAAATCATCACGGAAGCCCTGCTCCGTGGCGGCGAGGAGGTGGCGAGCGCGGCTACCCGGTCGAACGCCTACACGGTCGCGGAACTAGAGGCTCTGGCTACGGACGGCAACGCGCTGGTGCGCGGGCTGGTGGCCGATTTGGCCTTGTGCTTCTTGTTTGAGCGTCGCGGCGGCGATGTGCCGGAGTCCGTCAAGGCCAAGGCTAATAGGGCGCAGGAGGCTCTAGGATCGCTCCGGGACGGCAAGCGGGTGTTTGCCGTGGATGCCAACCGAGGGGCTGGGACGGCCTCTGTGTCGGTCATATCGGCTACCACGCGGGGTAGCCTGCACATGGCCTCCGATGACTCGTTCTACCCGCCCCGGCGCACGCAGGCGTATTGATGGATCTAGGGCGTGAACTAGTCCGGCGGCTAGGCAGCAAGGGGGCCAATGTCGCCCTCGTGCTGGTCAAGCAGGCCAAGCAGCGCATCCGCACGCGAGGCGCGGATGTGGGCGGCTACGCGCGCCTGTGGGCTGACACGGCCACCATCAAGGTTTGGAAGGGCCGGGGCAAGAACCGCAAGCAAGTCGATTTGCCCCACTACCGGGCGGGCGGCGTGCCGCTGGCCGACACGGGCAACCTGCTTCAGAGCCTGAACGGGACGATTCAGGAGATCCCAAACGGCGTGCGGCTGTTCCTGCGCGGCCCGCTCTACGCGGTGTTCCAGCACCACGGCTTCAAGACGAGCGGCGGAAACTTCATCCCGTTCACACGCGGTGCTGTCCGGCGCGATCCCAAGGCCATGAAGGCCAAGGAGTATCTGTACGCGAAGAGCGGCGTAACCGTCCCAGCGCGTCCCATCTTCGCCATGCCATCGACTGCGAAGGCCGAGTTGGCTCGCGCTATCGCTCGCGCTTTGGGTGCGCGTTAGAATCAAACAGGAGGAATCCCAATGGCAGTAGCAATCGAAATCGTCGGCCCCCACACTATTTCCGTCGGCGGCTCTGTTCTGGGTCGTGGCGATAACGACGATCTGTTCCGTATTGAAGTCGAGTACCAGTACACGGATGTGTTCACCAATGAGAGCGGCACGATGCCTGCTGCGGCTATCCGTACTGGCACGAAGGCACAGGTGTACTTCTCGCTGGTGTCGATTGACCGAACCACGATTGCGAACGCGGTCGATGCCACGGACGGTGGGCAGTCGCAGGCGTATTCGTGGTCGAAGGTCGGAACCGATGCCCAGAGCAGCACCGTTGCTATTGTGCTGACGGGTTCCAAGACCATCACGGTGTCACGCGCTCGCCTGATCTCAATGAAGCAGCAGGACTTTGGCAACAAGGCTAGCCGCGTTGTGTTCCATTACGAGGCTCTGCCAGACCCGACCGACTACGATTCGGCTATCTTTACCGTCGCATGAGCAAAGAAACCCAATTCATCTCCGAGTACCCGGTCGGCGACAAGGCGTTCAAGATCGACGCGCTGCTGGTTCTGTCCGAACTCACCCTTGCGGGTGCGACGGACAATCCCACATCCGATCAACTCATCAAGGCCGTCAAGGCTGCGGTGCGTCCTGTCTCCGATGCAGAAGCGATGACCAATGCCGAAGCCCACGCGCTCGCGCTGCGAGTGATGATGAGCCTGAAGCAACTGGGAAACGCTGGCGCACCGTAGCGATCTTCGCCGCTGTCTACGGTGTGACCCCTTGGCAGTTGCCACCAGAGGTGGCGTTGGGCTTGATGATGAATCTCGGCCTTGCGAATGCTTGGAAGACCGTACCCGTTGTGCAAGGTGTCGGCCTAGCGTTCGGAGGCAAGGATTCGATGAGTGGCTTCATGCCCACGCTCTTTGGACAAACTCCTAGCGTTCGGGATCAGATTGCGGCATCATTCAGCGAATTGAGGAGAAGCCATGACCGTTAGTTTTTCAACCCTGTATGCCCGCATCGGCAAGTTGATGGGCATCGCCAAAGCGCAGATTGATGCCCGCTCCGCGCTGCAAGACCGCGTGAAGGGGACGGGATCGTTTTCAGGCTCGGGCCTTGACGGTCAGTACGACTCCAGCACTCGGTACATGATCTCCGGCGTGTTGGATTACTTCCTGAACTTGACCCGGACGGCAGACACCAGCATCACGAACTCCATCGGCGGCGCGACCAAGACCGTGACCGAGATGGTGACTGCGGACAATGGCAACATCCCCAAGAGCGCGATCCCGGCGTTCAAGGAACTGAACCGACAGATGCGAGCGGCTAGCACCACGCTCTATCAGAATGTGGTCACGCAGGGCAGCGTGTCCTACGCGGCTGCGAATGTTGGCACGGGCAAGATCCTTCTCCACGGCACGCCTTCGCAGATGTCGCCGAGCGAGACAATCACTTTCCAATGTATTAGCGATACCACGACCGGGGCGACGGCTGGCCGAGAGGTGTTCCAGATCACGGGCGGTCTGCGTGTGCCGGATGTCACCTCCAACCTTTGGCCGGGTGGTAGCGGCGCGAACTTCACGCTTGCGAGCAGCGACTACAACGACTCAAAGAACACGCTGACCAACGGCGGCTTTGATTCATGGAGTGGCGGCGTGCCAAATGGATGGACTGCGTATCTAGGAGCGGCAAACATCGCACAATTGTCAGCGGGAGTATTTCGCAACGGAAGCGCGTTGCAGATCACTCCGACTAGTGCAACAGGCATCAGTCAGACGACGACTGCTAGTGTGATTGGCCCCGGAAAGCGAATCGTGTTTGGATTCTGGGTGAAGAAGATTAGCGGAACAGTTTCGCAGCCTGTGTATTTGTCATTGTCAAATGCGAGTACCGGATTAGAGTTTGCGTATGCAGTTGCTCCGGCAGCGTCGATCACAACATCTTGGCAGTTGTTTACCGCATCCTATCAGTTCGACTATTCGGCTCCGATTGCCGATGTGGATTGCTCTGTTGCGATGGCTTTGAATGCGGGTTGTGTTGTTGCGGTCGATTGCGCCTTCATCTTTGTGCCTCCGCAGGCGGGAACGAATGGTCAGTTCGTTCAGATCATCGGAGGAGATGTTGACTGGCGCATCGGCGACTACGCGACCGTAGCGATCTCCAACAACTACCAGTCAAATGTGCTGACCTACACCGAGCGGTTCTTCGCCCCGTTTGCCAATGGGATTGAACTGCCGACCGCATCGCCGGGAAGCATCACAAACAGCGTGATCCCGTGAGCGACATAACCGCCACAACCACGCTCGGCGATTTCTTCTCCGCGATTGCGGGACGCATTGCATCGCAACTGTCCCTTGCCGGGAATCGCGTGTTCGTGGTGGACAAGTTGCGTCTACAGGATTCGGCGGTTCCGAACATCCAAATCGAACCCGTGAGCCTGACGGCTCTCGGCGACATGAGCGGCCTGAACGGCTCCGCTATTGAGTACCGCGTGCATGCCGTGGTCAAGGTCGAATACGACTTTGCCAAGCGCATGACGGAAAGCCTCGTAGACAACAAGAGCGCGTTCTTGACCGCTAACGCGGCTGCGGCTGCGCTCAAGGGCTATGTGCCGAACACGGGCAGCAGCGAGCAAGTGTGGATGAAACTGGATGCAGGCACGCACGATGACCTGACCGGGCTTGTGAGTGCGTCCGCGACGATGCGTTCATTCGTGAGGATCATGGCAGATGGCTGACGAATCTCTTGGACACATTGACCTTCGCATGGTGACGAGCGGCCTGACTGGCGGGGCTGTCGGTGGCGGTGCGGGTGCGATGGGCGGTGGCGCATCCAATGCGTCTACGCTGTCCGCAATTCAACAAGCGATTTCCAACATCGGCTCGCTGCGAGATGTGATTAGAACTGGCGCGACTGGCGGCGGTGCGGGGCAAATCGTTAGCGGAGGCATTTCTGCGGCGCAGGGGCTTGGTGGTGGTGCGATGGGCGTTGCGCTTGGAAGCCTTGCAGTTGGCATTGCCGCGCTTGCTGGCACGGCCTACGCCATCAAGATGGGCGTGGACTACATCAAAGGCCGCATGGACACCTTGGCGAAGTACAACCCAGCACTTGCCATGCAGGGCGCGATGGATCGACTGCAAGACATTCGGCAGTCCGTTCAGGAAGCAAGCATCTTGCAGCCGTTGTATGTGCTGGTGTCGCAGATTCTCCGAGAGATCAAAGACCTCATCTTCCCGCTGCTTCTCATCATTCGACTGACCATTGTTGCGATCCTCGTTCCGATCTTGAGTGCGATTTCGCAGTTCATGAAGTCGATCAATCTTGGATTGCTGAAGATTCTCCAGTCGTTCGTGGGGTTCTTGCAGAGCAATCCAGCAGCCGTTCCAACCAGCATCGGCTCAATTCTGCTCGGCCTGTTTGGGTTCAATCCGTTGGGAATGAGCATGGCCGCAAATGCCGCAGTCTCGACCAACAATCAGATGGGCAATGTCATCCAAGCATTGCAGGACATCATCGACCTTCTGCAAGGCAAGGGCAAGTTCAACGGAAATCAATGGGCGATCAACACGCTCAACGCGCTTTCAGTTTCTAGTCCCGTTGCTCCTCGACTCACACCCGGTGGCGCAACAAGTCCTTGGAATGTCCCAATGCCTAGCAAGGTGCATCCATGATCTTGACCTATGTTGTTGGCGGCACGACTTACACGGTCAACAATGTGAAGTTGACGCGCTTTGCCACGGAGAACCTGTACGACGGCGACGGATTCAACCGAACAGGTCGCAAGCATCTTGTGGAAGGCTCTGGTGTCATTCAAAGCACCAGCGATCCATTTACGGGAACCATCGCCAACATTCGACAAGGCTTGAACCGTCCTCGCGGCACGCTGTCGCTCAAGTTTGATGATGGCAGCACCGTTGCACTTGCATCCGCGTCCGATTCTGGAACGGCCACGGCAGACATGCGGAATGGCCCGCTACCCAATGTGACCGTGAGCGAGATTGTCGGCAGCAGCGGTGTGAACGCCGTGTTCGTCGGCTTCTCATTTGCGTTCTTCAACTGTGGCGATACGCGCATTCAGCGATTCGAAATGATCGTCACGCAGTCGATTGATGAAGCCGGATTTATCACGATGAGCCGATCCGGCACGCTGTCGGTATCGCGCAAGAGCGCAAACGCATCGCTTGCTGATACGCCAAACACGATCTTGACTGCGCCCGGTCAGAACAATGGAGATGGCAACAGCCCTGACTTGTATCGTCGCTTGGTGGCAGGCACGCCACCTCCGGGCTTCCGTCGAACGAAGCAGGACTACACGCTAGATGCAAGCCTGCACAATCTGACCTTCTCTATTGAAGATCGGCTGGTGTTCCGTGATCTGAAGTACCCCGTGATGATGGGCGACGCGTCCTTTGACTATCAGCGTGGCCTCGACAATCCGCTGGGCATCAAGACCTTCCGCTGTCACTTTGAGGGAGAGGTAACTACACCCCCACAGCAGTTGGTGGCAATCGCCTACGAGGCAGCACAGGCGCGTATCGACTTTGCAAACGATTTGATTCAGTCCATCAGCCTGCGCGAGACGAACATCTACACGCGCAACCGGATTGAGTTGGAGATCACAGCGCAGGGTCAAGGTGGCTTGGATGGCAAGTTGGATACTTCTGTCATCAAGAAGATGTTCAGCCCTCCGCATAAGACTGGCGGCACGCGATATGTGAATGCCTACCCAAGCCGTGGCGTGTTCCTTGAAACGAACACCTTCCTTGAGTGGGATTCATGCAACGCGCCAAGCACGATTCAGAGCGTGGTCAACAATCCGGACTCGGGCGAAGAAACAGAAGCCACTCTGACGGTGTTTGAGATGTCGGATGATGCCCCGGTCGGCAATCCTGAAGATCCCAAGACCACACCAGTTGACTCGGACGCTGGCATTCCGCAGACGGCAAACGCCATCAAACACTTTGAGTCCTCGCAAACCTACGAGATTGCCGATACGGGCATGGCGTATCTGGAATCGACCGGAGGCGCGTACCAATGGCCGATTCAACTGCGAACGCCCGTAGTGATGATCACGCAGACCGTCCGCATGGTAACAACGAGTTCTTCGCAGCCGATCCCGTGGCCGCAGATCAACGATGCGTTCGTCGTGAAGGCCCAGACCATCGCGGTCAACAATGCTCCGATTGACGCGACGGGCAAGCCGACCTACGCGATTGTGGCTACGCGCACTATTCAAGCGCAGGCAGCGAACAGCCCGAACAGCGTCCGCAAGACTGGAGCAGACGAGATGGGCGGGCCTCCGCGACTTGTGTACGCTCCCACAAGCATCGCACAGGCACGCGACCCGTACAGCAAGGACAATCAAATCAACACGCAGCAGGTTGATACTGGCGGCTCGTCCACGCAAATGGATTTCGTCTGATGACTACCGTTCTCGGTTCGATCACATATAGCCCGGATGTCAAAGACCCGAAGACGGAATCGTTCGCGGGCTATGTCATCAATCGAAGCGAGACAGTCGATGAGATGTTGAGCAGGGCTGGTATTGATCCGAACAGCGTCAACTGCATCACCACGCCGCTGATCGGTGCAAGCCGATACGCCGAGGTGTCGCTGCTTGTGGCTGTCAACAGCGCGGACAATTCAAGCAACGCTCCCAATCTGCTGCCCGGTTCAGCATGGCTCAATGGTGTGCAGGCTGCGAACCGATTCACCATCACCGTCTGGGAGCCTTTCGCTGGGGGCGCAGGTAAGCCCGGAGATGGCGACACAGGCGGGCCGATCACAGGGCCGGGTGTCGGTGGTGGAGAGATCCCAGACACCTTGCCGGATGTGGAGCCGGACACTCGCGGCGGCACACCCGAGAGTTTTGCACCACAGGGATTGACCGCGCCAACCTATAGCACGCTGGCCTTGATGAATCTGGGGCGGGCGATGCGTTGGCGCGGCATGATTCAACTGTCGGCGCAAGAGTTGATGGCTAGCGTGACTGGCCCCGGCTTGATCGCTACGCTGCCCAACTCATCGCAGACGAGCGGTCTGTGGGTGGTCAAGTTTGCCGATCCTCGACTGTCCTTGCAGGCGCAGGGCATTGCGATGCCGTCGCGTGGCAATGATGGAACCACGGCCTTGTCCGGTTTCGCTGCCGACCAATGGAACATGCTTGCGGAGAACCCGCTGCACCTCGTCGCTGCCACTTGCAAGAGCAGCACCGCCTACGCGCCGAGCGACAATCCGGCTAGTGCGATTCCTGCCGGAAGCACGGGCGACATCCCGACTGCAAGCCTTGCCGGAATTCCATCGCCGCAGTTCTGGTACGAGGACAAGCCGTGGTCAGCGGTTGAGATCCTCGACTACTACACGGGCGTGGCAGCGAACAATGTGGGCCGCGCGTCATGGGATCGCTACCCAATCACCTACGACTACCGAGCCGTGGCTGGCATTCAAGAGCAGGTGGGCGACATGCTCAACCTCGACCTCCGAGGCCGAAACATCGGCGAGGCGTTGGATGAGATCGCATCGCGCATTGGCTGCATTTGGATTTGGGATCGCTTCCAAATGCGCTTGTCGCTTGTCAAGTTGGACTACGGAAATACTTGGCTTCAGAACTACACGCCGGGGCCGACTGACCTGACCAACATCAACATGTGGCACAGCGCGAACTCGCCCTTTAGGACGGGCGGCGGGTTCAACCAAATCACCAACGAAGTTCCCGACCTGCTCTACGGCACGGTGCATCAGACGCGCCATGTGTCATGCTGGGGCACGGTGACTGGCGGCAAGAGCGAGGTGTATGTTGACAGCCGAGCGTCGCAGTCTCCCGATGGCGTGCGCGTACCGGGCAGCGAAGCGACCGCGCCGCATCTGGCTATGGCTGGCTCGCCGCGCCCGCCGCTCTACTTCCAACTGAACAAGAACGGCACGACAGGCCGAGTGGCTTTCATCGGCGACCACATTCCGGCCTTCATCGGATACCAAAGCGATACGACGGATACGGGTGCAGGATGGTTTGCGCCCCCGGCTACGGCTGCTAGCAGCCCGATGCCATCCACGCCGTGGAATGCTGCCGCGACGAGTAAGCAATGCCCGTGGTGGAAGAAGGACTGGACGACGAGCCTAGAGGCTCGCTTGGCGGTGGTGGTGAATCGCTACAACCGAGCGCAGTACATCATCGACGGTGAGGTGACGCTGAACCGCATCCCTGCGTACCCCGGCAACTCGCCGATGAACCGCACTTGCTCTAGCGGCTTCCAGTACGACCAGATCCACTTTGGGCGTGGTGGCGTGCCGCTTATGTACCGCATGTGGGGCAGCAATGCAGACTCGCTGCTGCTGCCGCATCTGATGCCGGATGCCCGAGTGAAGTCCTACGGCCTCGGCTCGCAGTACCGGGCCAACGGCTTTGTGAACCTCGTCCACATCCCAAAGCGATGCGGCATCGTGCGAACCTTCCTCGCGCAATTCCAGCAGTCGCAGGTGTTGAAGGAAAATGCCAACGGGCAGGCGTATGTGTGGCTGTATCGCTTCAACGAGGTGTTTCCAAACAGCCTGACCAATGGCACATTCAGCCCCGGCAACGAATACGGAGATAGTGCGCTAGGAGCGCGAGGGGTGGCTTTGAACTTGGCCGAGATGAACGGAAGCCTCTCAAGTGCGCCAACCACCAACTTCGACGGCGGCTTGCTGCGCTACAACGCAACCTCAACGCAGACGCTGATCGTGCGAACGGCTCCGAAGGGTGTTGCACCGTGCTACGAGTACGCGCACCCCAGCGGATTCACGATGTACTACTTGATGGCTCCCAACGGTGTGGATGTGACTTGCCCAACATCCGTTCCGTTCACGGCTCCTAACCCGGCGTGGCAGAAGTCTGGCGCAAGCGGCATCGCGGACAATAGCAGCGCAAGCATCGCTAGTATGATCCAGCAATGAGTACACCATTCCTGCTACGCAAGGCTTTGTCCGAAACCGAGGCTCCGTTGCTGATCGCGTCTGGTGGTTCGTATTTCTTCCGCTCTATCAACTTGTGCAACGCACACAGCGCAGCGGTAAAGGTAACGCTAGCAGTCACGGCTGGCCGAGCATTCGCGCAGCAGGGCGACTTCATCCTGTACGAGTACAGCGTTGGCAGCACCGATATCTTCGTGGTGGAGAATGTGCTTGTGCCGGACGGCCACGAATTGCGGGGATATGTGAACGCGGGACATGCGAACTACATCAGCGTAGTCGGCTCTGGGGTGTTTGAGTGAGCCACAGGCTCTCCGAGTGTTGCTGTAAGGAACAGGGGCCGTGCGCGTGTGATTGCACCACAGGCAAATGGCCGAGTGCTGTCACAATTACAGTCACGATGCCGAATGAGTATTGCTACGAATGTGCATGTGACCCCGTACCGGGCTTGCCTGCTTACACCAACTCAATCAACTTTTCGGGATCGGCAATTGCATATCGTTGTTGCGTCCCAACTGTAGACGGATTTTCTGTCGGATACAGAACGCAACGAATGGGGCCGATTCGGCTTTGTACTCGTGTGTTCGGATATCCCGATGACAATTATGAGGTCTATTGGATTTACACAGTAGTTGCAGGTTGCTCTGGTGTTTACGGAAGCGACAATTGGAAAGTGTTCATCTTGTCGCATGTGTCACCTCCCGGCCCATTCGATGGATGTCCAGATGTGCTGTATCCAAACACCCCGTGGGATTGTGAGAATCCATTGATTTGTCCAACTACAACTCTCGATTACCGCTGCCATCCACAGTACGAGTTTCGATCTGTGGATCAAATACCTCCATGCAGAAGTCCGGTAGGTTTGAGATGTGAAAACGAAACGCTGGACTATGCACCTTGGAGGTGCGCTGGATACTTGATTCCCGGCGCACCGATGACCGCTGTTGTATCGTGATGAACTGCGATAAATGGTCTGAATGCGGAATCGAAGGCGGCGGATGTTGTTCCCTTGGTTTGTTCAATGGAACGCCAAGCGTGGGAGTTTGTAATTTCTGCTCACAAAGAGTTGTTGATGGCAAACAAGTGCAATCGGGCGATGTCGCTATGCCTGTTCGCACCTTGCAGACCCCAGCGCACGGCCCCATGCACTACATCGCAGGCGCAGCGAAGGCTGTGGTGGCCTCCGTGACCGCCGACAGTCCCATGTCCGAGCGGCGGCTAGCGATCTGCAAAGGCTGCGACCAATGGGACGGCTCGCGGTGCAGGCAATGCGGCTGCTTCACCGGGCTGAAGGTGCGGTTGCCAGCCGAGGCATGTCCTATCGGAAAGTGGCACGCCGAAGGCTAAACTGCCCGCATGCCTAGCCAACTTCCAGACTTCGGTGCGCGCCTCGGTTCGCTGTTCGGATATGCGAACAATGTCTATACCGTTACTTCTCCATTGTGGGATACGGGCAGCAACATCGACACGGTTTTGGCCTTGTACGACGGCACGGACTTCCGGCAGGACGCGGCAAACCTTGCGCCGTTGACAAACTATTCAACTGGCCTTTCATCCACGCTCGGCATTCCGATCTACGCGGCGATTCAGCAGAGCATCACGGCCACGATCATCAACGAGATGCGCGACCTGTACGGCGCATACGACGGCACGATGACGACTGCGCTTCGCAAGTTGCGCGACCAGATGATTTCGGAGTCCTACAAGTTTGAGGCTGTCGGTACGAGCAGCGTCACCTACACCGCGACCAGCGGCAATCAAGGCACGGGCACGGTTCTGGTTCGCGCCTACCGTCCGGCCTCGTCTAGCCTGTACTTGCAGGAGATGTACAACGAAACCATCCGCATGAACTGCACGGTGGGCGGCGACATCGGCAACTTCGGCGAGGCCACCTTTGCCTTCACGGGCTTCTCGTCCTACGCCATGAACAACATTGCGTGGCCGGGTGGCTCTGGCCTGAACACAACGGTGCAGGCCACTAGCGCGAGCATTACGGCTAGCGTCGGCGCACCGGGCGTGAGCATCCTTGCCAATGGCGACTTTGAGAGTTGGAGCAGCAACACACCGCGTGCGTGGACGATTGTGACGGGCACGGCTGGCACGCAAGTGACGCAGGGAAGCACGCCGTGCCGTGGAACCTACGCGCTCCAGTTCGTCGGCAACGGCTCGACGCTCACCCGCATTCGCCAGCAGATCGCGTCCGGCTCTGGCGCACCTACGAGCGTGCAGGCCGAAACTGATTACGCGCTGACCTTCTACGCTCGCGTGGCTGCATCGACTACCGGAACGGTCGGCGTTGCGCTGCGTGATGCTTCGGGCACGGTGGTCGGAACTGCGATCACCCTGAACCTCGCCAGCCTGACCACGACCTACGCCCTGCAAAGCGTGACCTTCAGCATCGCCAAGTCTGCGCTTGCGACCACGCTCTATCTCGACATCTACAGCACGGCGGCTATCGCTAACACGGGCACGCTGATGATCGACGAACTGGTGCTTGCTCCGATGACCCGTCTGTACGCGGCTGGCCCGTCCGTCCTCATCACCTGTGGCGCGACGGACTGGGCGGCTGGCGACTCGGGAACCATCGCGGCTGTGAGCGATTCAAGCACGACGGGCAAGTTCATGAAGGGCTTTGCACGCTGGGTCGGTGCAGAGCGTCAGGGCATCTATCTGCCGCTAGCCGGAACCAACACCCTTGCCGACACGCTGGTGACGATCTAGCGCATCGGACGGCGTGCGCGGCGGTCTTTGCGCTGCCCGCGCATCGGATCGATTGCCGTGCCTCTGCGTGGCCGGAGCGCGTGCCGGATGTTCAGGATGTTGCGTATCTCATCCCCGAACAGGCAGTCGCCAAACTTGGTTAGGTCGAGCATGGTGCGAAGCGATTCGCTTGCGGCCTCGACATCCCCGGCGAGTCCGTGCGCGTTCATGTCGCGCAGCGTGTCCGCGACATCGCGCAGCATGTCTGTGATTGATGGTGGGCGTGGTGGTGGCTTCCTTGCCATGCGAGCAGCGTACAAAGAAAAGCCCCTACCGCACGGAAGTACGGCAGGGGCGAGACACCCGCATGCGCGGTGTAGTGATGGGGGCGACCGCGCAGCGATGAGATTGTAGCGGCTAGCGGTGCGAGTCCGCGCCAAAGACATCGTAGATCGACGCATCTTCGGCCCAGCGATTTACCCAGTCGCCGCGCTTGCCCAGCCAGTATTCGTTGCCGTCGCCGTCGATGCGAGCCACGGCGTACATGATTTCGCCATCCGGCACGCAGCCCCGGTCGCGGATATCGCATTCCAGTTCGATGGAGTGCGTGATGATCGGCCCCCACGGGGACTTCGCGCGGATCACCTCATGCGCGAGGTTCTCTAGCGACTGCATGTAGAGTGTGTGGACGCGCCCAATGTGGCCGTTCCCGTGCATGATCCATGCGATGTGCGTGGCATCGCGTGGCAAGCGTTGCGTGTGCCACGGGATCGGAGAAGCCATGTCCGGTCGGTTCATCGGATCACCCGGCAGCACCACGCGCATCTCTGGCGTGCGCTTATGCGTGAGAACGATGTAGGTACAGGCGCACACCATCACGATGGAGCAGCCTATGAGGATTTGCATGAGTTCAATCATTGGTGACTCCTAGGCGGGCCTCGACGGCTAGCAGCAGTTCGCGGCCTTGGCGTAGCCATTCCTCGCTAGTAGCGTTGGGCGTGCCGCCGTTCGACACGGCATCGGAATCGGCTTGCGCCTGCATGCGAACCACATGCATGCGAAGGACTGGCCGGACGCGAGCGAGCAGGCGAGCCTGATTCTCCTCCTCGTCGGCTGCATTGGCTACTGCCTCTCGTAGCGCGACCAAAGCCGCGCAGTTGACGGGCTGGGTAGCCGACGATCCGCAGCAGGCTGCGACCTGCGGGATGGTGGAGAGGATGTCAGCGGCGGTTTGGATGGGTGTCATGGGATGAACTCCAAGAGTAGCGCGTTAGCCCAAGTCCCCGCGAGGAACGCGGCGACGGACAGGGAGCCAAACGCGAACCCAAGCCAGAAGTCGAGGTAGGAGTCGCTGCGCTTCATTCGCGGCCTCCTGCTGGATAAAGGTCGGCGAACATCTCCGTGATGTGGTCAGTCGCGCTTCGCAGTCGGCGCGAGTCGGTGAGCGCATCAAGAATGCGTTCGGCGTGCAGGCTGTCCTGCCCGCGCTCGTTCATCACAGTCAGGCGCATCTGCGCCTCAAGGAATCGTGCTTCGTCATCGGTCAAAGTCAGTCGCATGGGGTGTCTCCTAGTTCAGTCTCTTGCGCTCGGCAGCAGGCAACGCGCCTACCGCATCATCGAACGCTGTCCAATCGCCCGATGCTCGCGCAGCAATCGCTGCACGAATCGCGGCTCGTAGTCCATCGGCTCGCCCTGTCCGTGGACTTGAAAACAGAGTCCCGGGTTCCGTGAACAAGTAGACCGCTGCCGCGCTGCCCGTGCCCGTCGTGCGGCGACGATCCGTGCGCCGCAGCCAGCCCTTGCGCTCTAGCGTGGTGAACGCCGGGGACGCGGACTGGTGCTGCATCCCAAGCGTGCGAATGGCCTCGTCACAGGTCGCCCCGTGACTGCCCGAGGATTTCACGAACGACAGAACGCGCTCTTCGTTCTCGCCGATCTGCGCCGTCGCGTAGGCGGCTCGGCTGGTGTCGCGGTAGGTCATGGCTCCTCCCGTGGGAAAGCATCCGGCTCCGGCTCCTCTAGCGGCTCTGGCTCGCCGTCCACCTCTTCAGGCTCCGGCGCGGGCCGATCATCGAACCAGTCATCGTGATTGAATCCAGCCGGGTAGTTGCTCATCGGTTGATCTCCTTGTGGTAGCCGTAGACCGTCAACGCTTCGCGGAGTTTCAGCAACAACTTCTGCTCGGCGTGCCGCAACTGATGCGATGTCATGCCCAACGCCTTCGCGGCTTCTAGATGCGACCGGATCGGGGTGAAGCCGCACAGCGGCTTGCGGTCGCCCGTCCCCGGCACGCTGGGCTTGCGGTCACACCGCATGAGCGACCTCCACTTCCACATTGGCGCACAGGCGCAGCAGGTGCGACTCGGCTTCGATCCATGCGCTATGTGCGCGGTCTAGCGCGGCCTCGGCCTGAAGTTCCGGCATGCCGTCGCCTGCGCGGTCAAACTCGGCTCGCCGCTGCTCAAGGATGCGACAGGCCGCGAGATAGACATGCACGGCTTCCAGTTGCGCTGGGCCGACTCCTGCGCGGCTCTGGATCGCCTCCGCGCATTGGCGCAGCCGCTGATCCTCTGTCGGCCCGTTGAGCCGGGTGTGATGGTTGATGATCTCCTCAACCGTAGCCTTGATCGTGTTACGCATTAGCGGCCTCCCTTGAAAGCAGCGCGGATTGCCTGATTGCGATTCTCAAACCGCATGCGACCCAT